ATCGGTCTCTAACCCTTCTGTTGGCGCACAATCAAACCTCGATAGATCATCATCATAGAATCCTTGTACAGGCTCCTCGTTGAGTATCTTGCGTATACGCCGTGGGTCGTAATTAACTTGTACTATCTGGACCTGTGTGCGGCCGAAATATCGCTTGGAACCTTTAAGATTCTGGAACATCCATCCCTGCGCGGTCAGGGCCTTGCCTGTCCGATAAACATGAAGAACCCCGGATATTTCCTTGTTCTTTTCGTCAGTACCAAGTATCTCCTGATTAAGACCACCTGTTTCGGCCTCGTCTTTATCTATAATCTGTAACATAGTAAAAACCGATTGGTCAACTCCTGAAAAAGGTACTTGATTAAAAATCTCCAACAATGACATGTCGTCCGGGGCTTCTTCGTTAAGTTGAAGATTAACGCCCTGACCACTCAAGTAGGTATCTTCGGGGTTCATTATGTACTTACTGCGAGACATCCTTACACCATGCATCCCAGCTTCGATTATGTCCATTGCCTGATTTATCTTGCGATTATACATACGCTGGGGGTCACGAAGGCCGCGAGTAAATGACTGTAACTTTAGTTCGGTTCTCGGTTGTTCCGGGCACCACATGCCATGGAACCACGTATAATTGTAATCACGTATTCTCATGGGGTTGTCGCCTTCCCATACAAGCTCGTCATCCACGAATATCTTTAATTCAACCTTGTCCTTAATGTCCCTGAACTTTACAAGAACAGGAGCGCCGTCAGGTGTTCTAAAATTCTGGAGGAGTTGGTCTGCCAGGTTCTTATCACCCTTTGCCTCGTCCCTGAGAAAGTCCTTGAAAGTCTTCTGATTACCCGTAAGACGATTCTGGACAACAGAAACCTCTTCGGTGGTTCTGTGCCACCATTGCTCGAATAGCCTCTTGCCTGCCTTGTTCATCATAGTCGGCGTGCCCTGGAACGGCCATCGGCTCGTATGAGTTAATGGGTTAATTGCTTCAATCTCGTCTGCGCGGGTAGGAACCAGCATCTTGGCCTTGTCAGTTGAAATCCATTGCCCGGTAAGAATATCGCCGCAATCAGAAAGATCGCTTTTAGTAAGTCCGTGGTCTAACAAGAACTGGTTCCACCCCAATCTTCCGTATTGTATCGTACCTAATCTGTCTCGCCATGACTCTATTAGATTAGAACCTTCTACCAAAGTTCCCCACTTAAAAGCCTGGCTCATCATATCGTAACCGTTATGCCGGGCCATTAAGCTCATTACAACGCCCGTGTGCTGATTGCAGGCCTGGTCTTCTTTTTCGTCAAAATTGCCTTGAGGCCCTATTTTTAGTATATGGCGATTGCGAATTTCGTAGCCGTGTAAAAGATTGACTTGCCGGCCTATCTTGTCGATTGTATGAAGAAGTCTGTTTTGGCGGTCGGCCCTCTGCATTTCCTCATAGGTGTGCTGGGCTTTCAGATAATAGTCGAGGTCGAGGCAAGCCTGCTCGTTATACGGACGCCATGCAGTTTCGTTTATCTCGTAAACGTCGTGGAACTCTGATATTGTAGTTTCGTCGTTAGGCACTTAACCGGTTCTCCGATACTTCTTGTTCCATTTGTTTATCTGGTCTTTTGTTATGCTCTTGGTAGTACCGCACAAACCTTTGGAAATAGCTATATCAGAATATATTATCGAGGACGCCGGATGAGATGCCCAATCGTGTAAAGGTTTTTCGAGAAAAATTCTCAATTCCTCATCATATCTCCTACGATAATGAAAGAGGGCCTCTAAGCCCAATTCGCATTTATTTTCATCGAACCATGCCGACTTAAAACCATTATTGGCATTATTTATAGCAATGTCAAGGTTCTGAGTTTTATCTAAAACAACAACGTCATAACCCAAATCCTTAAAAGACTTACTAAAGGTCATCTGGCTTACTTGCTCCCTTTTGTTGGCGTCCTTCGGCATAACAAATTTACCGTAATTATAGCCATACTCACTCTTTTTCTCATCTAATATCCGGGCGTAATGGTCGGCGAACTTACCCGTGTTCTCGTAGTAATTGATGTAAAGTCTTTTCCGGTCTTTTAACTGAAAGAACCATATAGCAGTACAGTCCAGACCTACGTCAGCAGCCAAATGGACCCTAACATCAGGATTGTGAGGAATAACGCCCATGTGCCCGTCTTTGCGTATCTCAGAGAGCCTGGACGCCCAATAACAAGCGTCTAAGTCAACTTCGTCGTGGCAGTTCATAACATACTGATTGAACTTGGCGGGGGATTCTGTTTCCATTCTCCGCCAATCAGCAATAGTCTCAGGCTTGTTTTCTTTTAGCCAGGTATTGTCAAAAGAGTTAGCCTGAATACATGAATATTCCTCACCAGGACTTTTTATAAATAATTTCCAGCACCAATTATGGCCATTAGCGTTGGCAATTGTCATTAACTGATTCAAAGGTTTGTCGTGCATACTCTGCAAGAATGGGTAAATGGGTTCCCCCGCCTTCTCGAACGCTTTTACTAACTGTTCCCAATATTCTTCATCCACCTCCAAATCACGCCTCAAACGAAAACGCAAAAGCTGGAACTGGGTATCAGTTGGAAACTCTTCTGCCTGCTCAATATAACCCCAACCCAAGTTCACATTCTTTAGACCACTCAATTCCTTTGCGTGACGGAATAAAGTTGTACTGCCATTAGCATAATGGGCCTCCTTAGTACCCTGTGGAACATGTTTACCAGTCCAGAAAGTAAAATCCTTCATTGTGGAATCGCGAAGGTCTGTGAATTTGTTCCTAATAATTATACCGAGATTATTTTTGTAAAATCGGCTAAATAAATCGCCCTTAAAAAGAGCATCCATTGTCTTGCCAGTGCCTACGCCTGCGATAAAACCCGGAAATCGGTTAATAGCAGTGTAAAAATCCCATTGATAAGGGTCAAATTCAAGGTTTATTATCTTGGTTGGCATAAATTACCTATTTGTCCAAAATACTAACTCCATCGCCAGCGGCCTGCAAAATCTTGCCAATTCGCATACGAGCGTCTTCAAGATGACGATATGCCAGCATAATATTAGCTTTCATCTCTCCATGTTGACCACCATAATTTTCTCCACTTTCAAAAATAAGGTCGGTTCTTGACCTCAAAACCCATTCACCTATCTTTTTTAGGCTTTCTCGCTGCTTTTTGCAAATATCCTCAAAACTGAGACCATGACGTACCGTACCACCGCTTGGTGGCGTTGGGTTTTGAATTTCTGTTGTTGCCATCTTCGTAACTCCTTGAAAGTTAAGCGTTTATATAACTTTTTCTAAAATTGGCTGTGATTATAGACAGGTATTACACTATTCTTCCTGTCTTCTATATAGGGACTCGGGGGCCTCTTCTGACCCCACCCCCCGGCTTTCTTCGATTCATTTAGTTTCCCTTATCGTTTCTCTTGCCAAGCCTTCTAAGTAATCGATAGATTCACGAGACCATTTAAGTTGATAGGCAGCCAAGGTAAGGGCGGTAAGGTGGACGTAACGGCCCTCGTCTGGGTGATCCAAAAGCCTTGCACTTACTATCTTATTGTCTTCGTCCATGTCTATGCTCCGTTGTCCCACTCTTCCATTGTAAGCCCAACTATATAGGCTAATCCCGGAATTGCTATACTTATTAACAGAATCAACATACTCTATGCTCCATGCGCTGCGTCTAACTCTATTAGTTTCATGTTATGCCCTCGCCATGATTCATACTCCTTGCCTACCAGGCACAGAGGCGGCTCAACTCCCTGCTCTGTGCCTAACAGTATTATCCTATCGCCCAAGTCTCTTGCTCTTATCATGGTTTCATCGTTGGTGGGATATATGCAGGGCCGGCACATACTACCTCACCCAACGCCTCGATACTTGACTTACGCGGCGCCTTCATAGCAAATGGATAACAAGCACCGGGCCAGCGCCTTGGCTTGGCAAGTGCCGGCAGCGGCTCACTACAATATCGGCACAGTTCAAGGTCTGTTACAGGTGTTGCAACACTTGGGCTTTTAGACGATGCAACACTTGGCTTTGAAACACTTGATGCAACACTTCGTGCCAGCTTAGACCTACATGTTGGCCCACACGTCCTGGCCTTCTTGCCAATAGGCTTATCACAAACTACGCAATTCATGTCTCTTGTCCTTAATATAACCCAATACCTGCCCAATTATGTATCCTAACGCTAATATTGCACATATCTTAACCATCAACTTCCTCGCTTTCTATGGCCCTGGCTGGCTCTGTAACGGTCTTAGGGCCTATTATGATGATCGTCTGCTCTTTAGAGCCGCCGGCGTCCCGGTCCATGCCGTAAAGCCTGGCTATGCCTGTGGCTGCGCCCACCATTGAGCCAGTTTGGTGCTTGTCTTTGGCTAAATCGTAAGCTCCTTCATATAATTTATGCACATCTTCAACAGTAAACCCCTTTTCTGCCCTTATCTTCGCCTTATAATCAGCTATAGCCTGTTTTATGTAATCGTAGGTAAGCAGTCGTCTTGCGTTCTGCCTATACCCAGACTTACAGGAAGGATACGCTTTTTGATATGCTAAACTTCCATTATTCAACGCTACTGTACATATATATCTTACAAAGTCTATCTGTCCTAATGTAAGTTGTCGACTTAGTAATTGTGTTTCAGACATCATCTTATCCTGAACTCCTCAACCCTGAATATCATGCAGATAATGACAAACAGGACCGTCAATGGTATGTTTAATAGCCTTTTCATCCTGCTATTCTCTCTTTTAACCACACCGAGCTTCTAACGCAGATTCCCATACCTGCGCTTTATAATACCCTTAGGCTTCAAGGTCTTTTCATAAGCCTCTATTTATCTTTATGATCGGTGTCAAGAGTACGACTGAGGGTAATACCTGCGTTTTGTCGCTCGTCATCAGACCCGCAGCTTAAATCTTTGGCCTGAACCTCGGTTTGACGTTTTACTCTATTTGAGCCGTGTCGCCCTTGATTTGGGTATTCTCGAACTGGCTCCATAATAGAACTCTGTATGCGTCTGAGTTCCTCATCAAGCCAGTATATATCACTTTCAAAACTCATGTTGACCACTATTTTACAAGCCAACCCCTATGGCTGTCAACACAATAATAAAATAAATTCCATGTTTCTTTTTGACTACACGTCCTCTTTTCACAACATTGCCTAAGTCTTTGCCTTGCCTATGCTTATCAATATCTGCGTTGTTATAAAACAACATTGCCCGAAAAAACCTGTTTTTAGTCAATAAATAGCTGGCACGGGCTTTGCTCTATTTACTAACAGAATGAAACTGTCAAGTTTACAATCAAATCATTTAATCAGCCCGGCGCAGTCCCTCCGTGAATTTGACAGTTCA